GAAATTTCATACAAATTAAAAATAGATGCGATGAGTTGTTTAAAAAAGTTAAAGACGACGACAGGTTCCAACTTGACTCCCCAGTGCATAAAATCGCCGTAGAACCTTTTGACAGAATACTGAGGGGGTCACAACTGGCTGCCCTAGAGGGTAGTATGAATGCGACCATACGAGTTTACTTGTTAGAAGCCATGTTGAAAGGCCTTCCTACTTTCTCATTGTTTAGGCCTAAGTTTGGTGACATGTACTCTGATATATTTGCTTCTTATGTTGTAGAAAACATGATTGAATCCATGATAGAAATTGGGAGAGGCAAGAAGTACAACGTCGGCAGACCCTACCATAGAAGGTATATGCTTTCCTTTTTGGAAATGGCAGTTCAAATTTTCCAGAAGAGGATAGACATCGGAGAGATAAAAGATGAAACCCCTCTTGAAAAAGAGGCTCGACTGTTTTTATTTGGTAAAGTGGCGTCAGACTACGCACCGGTTGACTGGGGCTCGTTAGTGCCTGACCCTCTCAACCCCTCCGCGCTGCTCAATGCCAAGGATGATAATTTATATGATTTTCTTGACGATGACGATATAATAGAAAATGCAAAAATTCTTCTGAGAAGATACGTATCTGAGGAATTGGAGAGAGCTTCTGAAATGTTTATTGATAGGACGGCCCCTCCATTGTCCAATATGGTTGATGTATTTTTCGGAAATGATGATTGGATCTATAAGAGCGTCCCCTCGGGAGGCCCAGTACATGTTGCCAGGAATACAAACCAGCCTAACTCTTATTTAGATGATGGGGACTTTGAAGATTGGCCTTTTGTTTTGGAAAAATACATTCTTATTGAGGATTTCGAACGCTCTCGCCGAGAGGGTCATTTAAATAATATTGTGAATCTCGAAGAATTTAAAGATTATATAGACGGGCTACCAGATGATGATGCTTCTGCTGTTTTTGCTAATTTAAGTGTGGGGCTAAGAATCTCTTATGTCCCCAGTGACAATGATTTAAATAAAACAAATATTCGTTCTATCTCTGTTAATGATTCTCACGCCAATGATAACAAAGCATTTTCGGCAAGCACCAAGTATTTAACCCCATTGGTTTCGACAGAGAAGCCACTAGATATGTCACTCACGTTGTCACAGATAAAAGCCGAAATAAACTCGTATAAGACCAAGCACCTGCCTGATCTAATATGTCAAATAATAGAGGAGCCTGAGTATAAGATGGTGTTTAGGTACTGCTTCCCACTAGAAAGGCTCTTGTCAGTCGTTACAATTTATTGCATGCGTGCTTTCTTGCCATCAATTGGGCGCGGTGGCCCCACAAGAGAAATGGTGAACGCCGGGGAGCTTGAGTATACTGGTAAATACTCCTACGATGATAGGCACGGTGATGGGTGGTATAAGGAAGGCGGCAAAAGGATAGGTTTTAAAAAGGGTTTTAGGGACTGGGAGAGACTTAATACATTTTATGAGAGTAAATATTCTGCGAAGCAGATATTTAAGATAGCGCTTAATGTTGGCAACTTTGATTTTACAGATGAAGACCTTGACTCTCCGGGGGAAGATTTCGCAAGAAATTCAAGACCGAGGAATAATGAGGGAATGAAAATTAAATGGTGGATGTGGAGGTCGTTGAGACCGCCACCATGTAAGGAGTAAAAATGGCAGGCTTATCACCAAAATTACCTTTAGTAAGGGATCCCAACGATGGGTATGCCCTTACTAAAAATTTAAAACAGGTAGCAGCACAAAATTTTAAAATGCTGATTTTAACAAACCCTGGGGAGCGAATTATGGATGTCAACTTTGGTGTCGGCATCTTGGGGTATCTGTTTGAGAACAACAACCAGCAAACATATGATCAAATAAGATCAAAGATTGAAGAACAGACGAGTAGGTATCTGCCCTACATTCAGATACGTGACATAACATTTTCAAGTTCTAATATTGTCAACACTGACCCGTCAGATTCAATTGTCCTTAGAATTGTTTATTTTATTAAACCATTGATGACCACTGAAATATTAGAACTGCCTATTGGCAATTAATTCATATGTAAGACTATTTATTCAAGAAGCGGAGATTGTGTTTACATGTCTAAGAAGATTAGGCCGATAAAATATACAAGTAGAGACTTTGATTCTATCAAACAGGAGCTTGTAGAGTACGCCAAGAGATACTACCCAGATACGTTCAGAGACTTTAATGATGCGTCTTTTGGATCACTAATGCTCGATACTGTGGCATATGTCGGAGACATAATGTCATTTTATTTAGATTACAATATAAACGAAACGTTTTTAGATTCCGCAACCGAGTATGAGAACATCGTCAGACTCAGCAGGCAGATGGGCTATAAGTTTAAATCTAGCCCCTCCTCGTTTGGTTTGGCGGCTTTTTATGTTATAGTTCCGGCTAATTCTACAGGGCTGGGCCCAGACACCAGCTATATACCCGTTCTCCATAAGGGCACCAGGCTCACGTCAACTTCGGGGAATGGGTTCATTCTAGAGGAGGATGTTAATTTTGATAATCCCTCGAATGAGACCGTCGTAGCTAGAGTCGATGATTCGACTGGTGTGCCCACTTCATATGCTGTTAGGGGTTATGGCAAGATAGCTTCTGGCCGAATGCGAGTTAAAGAGGTTTCTGTTGGCTCCTTTAGAAAGTTTAGAAGAGTGACTCTCGATGATCCAAACGTGGCAGATATCATATCCGTCACTGACTCAGATGGGAATCAATATTACGAAGTGGATTATTTGTCGCAAAATGTAGTCTATAAAGAGGTTGCCAATAGGGGTGCTGACAGTACAACCGTTCCCTCTATTTTGAAACCATTTGTTGTTCCAAGAAGGTTTGTTGTTGAAAGAGTCCTCGATTCGGTAAATTTACAATTTGGTTATGGCTCTACGAGTGAACTACAGTCGCCTTCTGTTGCTGATCCCACTGATGTAGTTTTAAAAATGCACGGGAGAGATTACATAAATGACACCTCTTTTGATCCGTCGAAGCTTCTTCAGACCGATAAATTTGGTATAAGCCCCTCAAATACGACCCTTACAATCACATACAGGGCCAACGACCCTGGCAACGTTAATGCTGCTGCTGGAAGTGTCACGCAGGTTTCCAATCCCGTTTTATCTTTTAAAGATACCACAAATTTAGCTCCCGCAAGAATGAGTGAGGTCCGCTCTTCTTTAGAGTGTTTTAATGAAGACCCTATCGTCGGAGATATCTCGCTGCCGTCAGCCGAAGAACTAAGAAGAAGAACCATTGACCACTTTGCTATGCAAAACAGGGCAGTGACGCAACAAGACTACGAAGCAGCCGTTTACTCCATGCCAGAGAAATTTGGTTCAATAAAGAGGTGTAGAATTGTTCGTGATCCCGATTCATTGAAAAGAAATTTGAATTTGTATGTTATGTCTGAAAATTCTTTTAGAAAACTTACTGTTACCAACACCACAATAAAAGAAAACTTAAAAACCTGGTTAAGCAGGTATAAGATGATCAATGATACAATTGATATTTTAGATGCTAAAATAGCAAATATTGGAATTGAGTTTGAAGTCGTCGTAGCCGACCAGGAGAACCGCTTTGATGTTTTGTCAGATTGCGTTGCTTCTTTGAGGGATCATTTTAGAGAGCCATTATACATTGGTGAGCCTCTGTATATATCGGAAATTTATAGCATACTGAACAAGGTTAGAGGAGTAATAGATACAAAAAATGTGAAAGTGGTGCAAAAAACAGGCAGTAGTTATGCTAGCATAGCTCTGGATGTTGATTCACTTGCATCTGCTGACGGCAGATACATTAATGTACCAGAAAACGTTGTGTTGGAAATTAAATTCCCTGACAATGATATTAAAGGGGCCATAAGCTAATGGGTATTGCAAGGTTCACAGCAAGTGCTGACAATACGATTACAAACGCTTTCAAAAGCGACCTCACAACCAGGGGCACTGGCTCCAGTATGGGCTTGTCTGACATTCTGGAGACGTTCAGCATTTACGGACAGGCCAATTCTTCTTCTGCGGAGAAGTCAAGAATATTAATAAATTTTCCGATGACACCCATATCTTCGAGCAGAGTCAGTGGGTCGTTACCCGAAAGTGGAAGTGTTAGTTTTTATTTAAGAATGTATAACGCCGAACACGCTCAGACCTTACCCAGAGACTATACTTTAGAAATTAAGGCGATAAGTGGAAGCTGGGAGGAAGGCTTCGGCTTGGATATGGACGGATACACCGATGAAACAAACAACAGTACGGGATCTAACTGGGTTAATGCAAACGGAAATGATTCTAAGGCAACTGTTGTTCTCACGGCGAACAGCAGAACGGCTGGCCAAGCAAACACGCGTCAGCTAACAGTTGTCGACGCTGATGGAACCTCGGTGACTTTTACCATTGATAATAGCACAGATACATCTACTGCAACAATAATAGCATTCTCGAATGCAAATAGTAATAGAACACAATTCGGCATTAATACGGCTGCCGCCATTAACGCATCAGCTCTTAGAATTACAGCCACCGCCGCAGGCTCGTTGGTCACATTGGAGTCTGATGTATCTGGAAGATCCGGAAATAGCATAGCTGACCCATCAGGAACCGCCATTACGGACGGATGTCTTGATATGCAGGGTAGCTCATGGAGTGGCGGCGATGGCGCATGGGCCTCGGAAGGGGGTGATTATTGGGGCACTGACGATGTTTCTTCGTCTTTTAGTGCATCGTTCCCCGTGGGGAATGAGGATCTTGAGCTTGATGTTACCTCTCTTGTGGAGCAGTGGATGCAAGACGTAACCGGCAGTACTGGCAAGCCAAATCATGGGTTCGCTATAGCTATGTCATCTAGTCACGAGTCGGACAGTAGGTCTTTTTACACTAAGAAGTTTTTTGGCAGAGGGTCGGAGTTTTTCTTCAAGAGGCCGGCGCTTGAGGCACGATGGGATTCTTCTTACCGTGATGATCGGAACAACTTCTATTTAAGTTCTTCTGTAGTTCCTGCTGAGGAAAACTTGAATACGTTGTTTTTATATAATTATGTAAGAGGACAACTAAGAGATATACCAACCATAACAAATAATGGACATCAAATATTTGTTAGTGTTTTTTCCGGTAATGCCGAAAACACTGCACTGTCGGGAACAGCGCTTCTTCTTTCGGTTGGCGGAGGGGTTAGTAATAATACCACAGCTTTGACATCAGTTGCGACAGGAACGAGGATAGACACAGGTATATATACGGCTTCCCTTGCTTTAACAGGAACCTCCGGCAGCGCAACTTTAACAAATTTATTTGATGTGTGGTGGACCGGCTCTACTACAAATCCTTTGGCGGCTGCTGGCCTGCATAGCGCAACTGTTTACCGCACTGGCTCTGTTAATCCAAAGACATTTGATTCATTTAATATTCATCCGTCCACAGAATACGTTACTTCTATAGTTAACTTAAAACCAGCATACTCACGAAACGAGAAGGCAAGGTTCAGGACGTTCACCAGGACGAAGGACTGGAGCCCTACAATCTACAACAAGGCAACTACAGACGTTGAAATGACCATTCCGGACAGCGCATCGTTCTCTGTGTATAGAATAATAGACGATTTGGAAGTCATATCCCATGGCACAGGAAGCAGAAAAAGAGACGATCTTAGGGGCAACAAAGGCGTATACGCCGACGATAATGAAACTGTCATGTCTTTTGATGTGTCGGGCAGCTATTTTGATATCAATATGGATATGTTGGAGCCTGGGTATGCCTACGGTATAAAATTTTCATACTACAACGGCGGATTGGGCAGTTGGGTTGAGCAGCCGGAAAGATTCAAATTTAGGGTTGAATAATGAGCACGAAGAACTTATTTGACAAAGCGGGTTCGTTTAAGGTTTTAGAGTCCACTGATTTACAGACTTTGGGGCTTGAGGCGGAGTCACGTAAAAATATAGAGGCAAAGATTGAAGAAAAATCTCGTTTCATACCCAACATAGATTTTTCATCCGCTTCAAATTTTGCTATTTACGGCTCCGCTGAAAAATATTATACAGACGCGATAGACAGAATATATAAAACGTATCCGTATGATGGTTCAAATCTCGAAAGAACCCAGTTTATGAACAGTTCGTCTTACTTGGACCTATATGTCTTTAATGAACGCTACCCAAGGACTACTGGTTATGTAAAGTTTAGTGACGACACTTGGGGTTCTCTCGCTAACACATTGGCCAATGATGAACAATGGGGCGCTCCCGCATCTGCTGATTATGAATATATTGTTGTAACTGGCGGCCCCCACACTGCCTCTAACGGAATGCTGGGTAAAACTATTCATTCCTCCTTTTCCTCTTCGAATATATATGACACCGACATATATGAAACTGAGGGGGTGCTCGCGGGCGACAGGAAGGGAACCAGAGAGTCTAACTTAAAGTTTGATGTCTCCAAGGGTGTTACGGTTGAGTTCTGGTTAAACAAAGAAGGATGGGACGTATCTAAAACATATAAAGAATCTGTATTCGATTTATGGAACGGCAAGCCCTCTGGCAGTGAAGAGTACGGGCGCTTAAACATATTTCTTTCTGGAACGGCCAACGACGCCTCCAGGACCGGGTTTAACGCAGACCCGTTCAGAATTCAATTGGCTTCGGGTTCGGACTCGAACGCAAACGTGTGGGATTTATCTTTCGGGCATAGTTCATCTGTAACCACCGGTTCTATGTCTACTGCTGGGTGGACTCATTACGCGTTTAGTTTCCACTCTAGTTCTGAGGACGCGACGTTTGAAGCAAAGTTTTATGTTAACGGCGTTTTGAAAGAGACTGCTGCCACCTCTTCCGTTAGTGAATGGGGAGATATAACAGGTTCTATGAAGGCTTATCTCGGGGCCCTACAGGTTTCCCCTTATACGGTTACTGACGTTACTGCATCTGCCGACATGGAAGGATACGGAAAGTTGTCGGCGTCTATGGACGAGTTCCGGTACTGGAAGTCCAAAAGGTCCAGCAAAGACGTTGGTTTCAATTGGTTTACACAAGTTGGCGGCGGAACGAACGAAGATATAGCCAACGCAGAACTGGGCGTTTACTATAAATTCAACGAGGGGATAACTGGCACAAGTTCAGTCGATGCTACGGTTCTAGATTATTCCGGTCGAATTTCTAATGGCGTCTGGGTTAGTGGATCTGGGTATGGTGGTAGTGCCGCCAACTCTAGAAACACGGGGTCTGCTATTGTGTCTGCAAGCGCGGCGATTGAAGAATTTAGAGATCCGATTATCTATAAAGAGCACGCAGACGTAGCGAATCTTTACGCAGAGTTACAGTCATCTGGCAGTGCCCACGATCACAGAAATAACTCTTCGATTTATTACACTTTACCATCGTGGATTATCGATGAAGATAGTCATGACGATAAAAGGGGCGAAGTGTTAAACCTCACCCAGATAATATCTAGCTACCTAGACCAGCTTCATTTGCAGATTCGAGAAATACCGGACATAAAGGACACAAACTATACAAGCTCCAGCCTAAAACCATATCCGTTCTCAAATAAATTGTTGGAAAATGCCGGGATGAACACCCCAGAGATTTTTGTTGATTCGGATATAGTTTCTAAAATAATGTCGAAAGATAAGGACAGAATTTATGAAGAAGAGTTAAGCGATATAAAAAATCTTATCTATCAAAACATCTATAACAACCTGACTTACATCTACAAGTCAAAGGGCACAGAAAAATCTTTTAGAAACTTGATTAGGTGCTATGGTGTTGACGATGAATTGATTAAGATTAACATGTATGGAGATAATGTTACTTATAAATTAGAAGACAGCCGCAAAGATACGGCTGTTAAAAAACACTTCGTCAGCTTCAATGACCCCAGTAGATTTGCTGCTACGGTTGTGCAGCAGTCCTCTAGTGATAACTCCAACACAACGTCGATAACAAATCTTTCAGGAACACAAGATGGCGTAGCCTACTTTGCCAGAACTGAAGAGGTCGAGGCTGTTTTCCCAAAAAAACCGCCTGTAAGCTCTAAAAACTTTTTTAGAACTCCTTTCATTACTTCTTCTATATACGGTTCTCATGGAACAGCAGACGCCAAAAGCCCAACAGCCTTTACTTGGTTAGGAATTGGAAACAGCGATGAATATGGCTTACAAATAATGGCGATTCGTCCCGAAATTGAATCTAAAGATGCTTATTTTATTTTGACGAGTAGTCATGTTACTACTGTTCCAATCCATCTCACCACAAGTCTTTTTAAAGATGTATACGACGATACGAAATGGAATTTTGCGGTCAGGCTTAAACCAAGAAAATTTCCCCTTCAAGGTCTTGTATCGGGAGCGGCTGCGGCTCCTGGGCTTGCAGAAGACAACGAAATACTCACCGTAGAATTCTACGGGGTCAATACCGAACTAGGAACCATCCAGAACGAGTTTCTTTTAACTACATCTTCTATTAATGCTAATTCTTTAAACTATCTTACTAAAAACCATCGGTATTATGTTGGTGCTCGTCGTCAAAACTTTACTGGAACCGTTGCACAGTTTTCCGACGCAGAGGTTTCCTCCTTTAGGATATGGTTTGATTATATAGACAACGATACTATTGTATCACACGCAAAAGATCCACATTCTTATGGGACCAAACACCCCTACAGAAATACTAAACTTTTCCGTAAAAATGGACACCTGGTAAACAGCCCGGACGGCATCAGTAGTTCTTATATACCGCAAATGGACTCTCTTGTAGTACATTGGAATTTCGCAGATATATCTGGGTCCGACAGTGACGGACAGTTTGTTGTTAGCGACTTCTCTTCGGGCTCGTCGGAGAGGGGCGAGAGGTACATGGATGTCACCGCACAGACCAAATTTAATCTAGAAAGCCAATTTGGTGGGAGGGGATATAGTTTTGAGGCGCTTGACACTGGGTCTATTAATGAGCGGCTTATTTATTCTTCGAAACAACGGTTGCCGGAAGTCTTGGATAGCTCCGACACAGTTAACATTCTTACGTTCGATGACGAGCAGTTCGATAGAACGAGCAGGCCAATAAATCATTATCTCGCTATTGAGAAAAGCATGTATCAAACAATTTCGGAAGAAATGATTAATATGTTTTCTACCATAGTAGATTTTAACAATTTGATTGGCGATCCCGTTAACAGATATAGGCAAGACTATAAGGAAATGGGCAAGTTGCGGCAACTCTTCTTCGAGAGAATCCAGAACACCCCGAATTTGGATAAATACGTTGAGTTCTATAAATGGATAGACTCCTCGTTGTCAGAGTTTTTAAATCAATTGGTGCCGCTATCCGCCAATTCTTCTGGTGAGATAAGGACTGTTATTGAAAATCATATTCTGGAAAGGAACAAATACTATAACAAGTTCCCAGGGCTTGAACTTAAGAAGGGCACCATCGAAGCCGGTATCAAGGGCGTTAACTATTTTTATCCAGACCCCAACACAATAAACTGGAGGTTCGCGCACGCTCCGACTGTTAGCCCGGCTTTTGCAACAGCGACCATCACTGTTGCAGATGGAGACGCTGATTGCGGTATGAGCGAAAAAGAAAGTATAGTTATAACTTCTGCCGATAGTCAAGAATTAACTTATGTTATTGTTGATGATAACGCGACGACTGTCGCAACCGGAGCTGTTTTAGAGTCTGGAACAGATACAGGTGCGAGCACAGCAGGTTCAGCATTAGCGGGGGGAATCGCTGTCGCCATCAATACAACTGGCACTGTTTCAACACAAAACGATTTTCTTGTTCAACTTAAGGCTGCGATAGAGCACGCGAATGGGCACAATGGTAAAATCACCGTCTCTGCTGTGCCGGATGAGGCAGACGGGGCTCAAACTATAACCCTCACACAGGCCAATATAGGAGACTCTGCTAATACAACCATCACTGACGACATAAGTCAAACTACAGTTGCTGGTTTTACCGGCGGCCAACGCGCAAGCGAGAAAGATAACGCTTATTGGTGGAAAAACAGGGCCGAGAGAGACAACGCCAGCTTAAACACCGGGGTCAGCGATGAGGTCACTTCCGTTAAGAAGAATTTGTTGAATATATCAAGGCAGGCCCAAAAAAGAAATAATAGTGTCCCCCTTAAAATATCCGGAAGGTCAGATAGTCATGGCTACAATACCGCAAATCCTGGGAATTATACGAGGAAAAACTATGTTCATGGCGGAGTTAATTTCCCAGAAGGTAAGCGCCCCTTTTCCTTTAAAGAGGCTTTGGATTTTGGACATAATACAAAGCTTGAATTCGACACCGATAAATTCTCTGAGGATTCCGACTCATTGTATAATGTTCGCACGAACGATGTAGTTAACCCCAACTTAAAACAGAAGTATAAGATAGAGGAAATGAGAATTAGGGGCACGTCAGAGAACCTTCCAAAAGCCTCTAGTATATTGCCGTTTACACCAACAGCATTGGGGTCAGCGTCTAATCAGTCTATACAAACTGGCTACCACCAGCTTTTAAACGATGATGCTACGTCGATTGATAATCTGCATATTGATGGCGCAGACTCTAGCGAGCATGGTATGCAGGGACCGTTTACAGAAAAATTCGTGGGAGGCCACCAGTATAGACACATAGATAATACAGGATCCGTCGATTCAGCAGGACACCGAACGCTCACTGACCACACAGAGCGCCCCGAGGCGTGGGATCTTAAAGTGGAAAGCGCCGGCGTAAGTTTTGCTCACCCCACTACCGATAGGCCCCGAGCCATGTTCTTAAGAGAAGAGGCGGCAAAAAGACCTGTCAACATTAAAAACATTAAGCAGGTGTCGGGTTCTGTTACTAGGCATATTTCTGGCACCATGGTTAGTAGTATAGGCAATTTTAGAAACCATTATGAGTTAGTCATGTCTTCTGACAGGTCCCTTAATAACAGAACTTTAATAAAATCTGGAAACTTTATTACTGGTGCTCTTACATCAACTTTTGTTTCCGGCGTCAATGATTACGAAAAAGTTGTTCGAGATAAGTCAGAGCATGTTATTGTGGAGAGATTTTCTGCTCCTGGCGGCCCGGAAACAGCAGGTGATTCACTTGGCGGAGCTGGTTTAGATTTTGAATCTGGCCAATATTCACCCTACAACGATCTTAATACTAGGAATATGTCTGTTAGGAAAGTGTTGAATAGAACGCTTCTTAAAGATCATGCTGAAAGTTCGGGGTATAAATCTGGTTCTGCAACCGTCGCAAGTTTTCACAATACACACAGAAACACACATCGAAAAATTATATACAAAGAGACGGACACCCACGCAGGCGATAGCTCCCGGAAAGATTTTAAGCCCGCCAATTATATAACGGGGACAGTGTTTAATAATGGCTTCTTCAGCACACCAATCCCTCAAAGTGAACTTCAGTACTCCTGGGTGACGGGGGCTTTGGCAAACAAGGGCTCTGACTATCTTCACGGGTCTAAATCAGTGGAGATTCTCGGCTACGCCCACCCCGATGGAGAATACTCAGCGTCCTCAGGCTATAGCCCAGCCATTGTTTTTGCAAGTGCGAGTTCTGCTAAATTAACCAAGAGAGACGATGGGGCCTTTGTTGGTGGAGATTCTAAAGAAGCAACGCCAATTGCTTTTGGAGAATTGGCTCCCGTGTCCGTGTTTACAAAACTTAACCTGGGGCTGAGAGATCCAGTGTCGGCGTCTGATAACCACCTCGGGTATCCCACCAGCTACGAACTGAGCTATTATATTAATATTGGCGATGAGGGATCCTTAGTTGGACTCGACACAGAACAGACCGACGCTTTCGTCAATAGAGTGAGAGACAATACGCCGTATGCTTTTAACGGTTTAATGTTACAAAGAAATGGTCCTTACGGATGGCCTACGTGGAAACAAGTTAGAGCAGGGCAGCACCCCGTTGCTAGGGCTCTTGTAACCAATCATACGGTTTCTATTCTACAAGATGATTCAACTACAAGATATATAAGAAGCTCCGATACTGGGTCCGCCTACGAAGTCCAGGAACCGACCAGATACGGCACAGTGAAACAATACAGGGAGTCACCCGTTGTGTCTAAATATAAGCCTGTACAGCAGGTTATTATGCACAATTCTGTTCCTATTTCTATAAAAAGTTCATATACTAATGTTGTTTCTCTATACAGCAATGATGAGCTAGCGCAAATGTACTCCCCGGTGCCTAGTGAAAAATTAACTTATAATCTTGTAAGGGAAAGATACGACAGCAGCAACTTTGTTAAATTTGTTTGCTCAGAAACTGTCTACCCCGCTGAGAAGAACGTTTACTCAAATAAAATTAGAGAGAGGACCTCGTTTGCGAATAGCTTCTGGAGAGATGTACGAACAGACAGGTCAACACTCGGCGTGGACAAAAGAACAGTATTTGGTATGGACGGCATCGGCCAGAGCGCTTGGTCTCTTGACCCTAACGAAGATTTTGAAACTGGTCTTGTTATAGCCGCGATAAATTATAGCGCCTCTAACAAAAAAGCGGGACAACTACAAAATAATTATGTTCAAGTTCACAGGACGGATAAGACGCATATAACCGCTTCCGCTCTGTACGCGAGAAAACATATGATGTCTGCGACGGGCTCTGTGGTTGGCTACGGAGTTTACGGTGGTATTATAAACATACCTGAAACTCGCTCGCTCGCTGTACCTGCGTCTCCGAGTACATTTCCCTTGGGCGTTATGCAAATATCTGGTGGTAACGCCGCTTGGGATGCCGGCAGGACTGCGGGTAAAGTCGTGGATGGTGTCTTCGTGTCCTCGTCAAGAAACCCCTGGTATGACTCATACAGGGATTACGCAGACAAGCTTAGACTTCTGAATAAAGACTACACGCTTGTCCCAGAATTTAGAATCAGTGAACACATGGAGAGATATGTTCTTTCATCTAGCAATAATTTCTTGGCTGACAATACAAGCTCGTTTAGCATATTTGGTATACCAAGTAGTTCACATGTGCCCAACAACAGTGGTCGCGACAACTTCTACTCCATCTTCTCTTTCAGCGATTTTATGAAATATTTTGAAATAATGAAAGATGATCACAAGCTTTTTGCCAAACCATCATCAATAACTTTAAGAATGAAGGCGCTTAAAAAATTCCTTCCATATGATGGGTTTTATCCTGCCGAAAGAACGTTGCAGTTGGCCTCACAATTCTCGAAGTCATACGGCAGTCACGTAAACGCCACTTCGAGCCAGACCGTGCAGGATGCCACATTGTATCCTAAAGCAGCATGGAGGCCATTTATGAATTGGTCATATGCTCCTGGTATTATGTATAATTCTATTAAAGCAGGCATCGCGGTAGACTATCCTATATTCACTGGCTCTTACTATGTTCAGACTCCCACTGACACGGCATATTATATTATCACTTCGGCGTCAAGCAAGTATGACACAGATCCGGCCCGAGGAACGGCTAGTTTTGATTATAGAGTTCCCTTTGAGGCACTAATCAATCCGGGCAAATATTTAACAAATACTCCCATGGTAGATATGGAGCCGCATATTGATTGTCGGTTAAATGTAACGGCATCTTGGACCGGACAAGGCGACAATCTTTATAGTATGATGGTGAGCAACTTCTTGGCTGAGGTCCCCTCGTTTTTCCTCCCAGAGGGCAAGTTCACTACCCTAAGATCCAAACCAGAAAACGAATTTAAACAATTTGTTCCCGGCCAATACTATGCCGCCAGGGTCAAGGTACGAAGAAGTTATAATCAACCTAGAACTAACGTTTCCGGGAACGTTGGTACTGATGGTTCCGTTATTAGCCCATACCCAGTCCCTAACCTTACGGTTGGTGAGGTTCGCACGAAAAAGATGCGAGAAACCTTTACTATGTACAGCAGGCCCAGTGCTTTTGGTCCGGCGATATCTGGGCGGAGGGATGTCGCTGGGGCGGCCAGGGGCATGGACTCGCTTGGCGGTTTCAACCCGGCCTTTACTCCTCCATATTACGACGGTGAAGCATGGTATGACATAATATTCTCGGCTTCTTCGACCACCCATACACTAAGAGATATTTTCGCTAGCTCTAGCCAAATTCCGCACAGGTTCGATGAAAATACGATGACCGGGATTCAAGGCGATGCAACCACAGCAAACGCGACTATGTATTCTAGGGGCAACATAAATAATAATTCAATGCATGTTACCTCTTCGTTTAACCTTTTTGCTCGTGCCACGGAGAAGAGTGTTGAGTACGACGAATTTGGAAATGTGATGACTGTGGCCGACAGTGACCTTGATAACAGGGGAGTGTGGGTGCTGGAGCCCAAGTTTGAGACACCAATGCTTAACTTCTCCGATAATAGTGTCCGCCCCATAACCGCTTCTGACGGCAGGTTCCAGACTGATATAAACAAGGGTGTTCTAACTATCCCACAAAACGGCTCCGAATCTGTCCCGAGGGGGATGTGGCACCAGTTCGGCCTTATGCCAGACGCTCCCGATAAGGGTGTTTTCTTGGAAATCGAAGACGTTCCAAAAACGTGGTTGGACAACAGATTGCCATATGCTTCCGCAGCGACGCAGGGTCTGTATGATAGCGGCAGGATTGAGTCTTTGTTGGACGTGGTCCCGTTTGAAAAAACCTCCACCAGACTGGGAGAAATTGCTGACAACAAAGTTATCAAAGAGGCTGTGGTGGTTGTGCCTTTTGTGGAAACAGGAACAGGTAAAAAATTCTTTAATCTTCCCAAAAATACTCTTAACAATGCGGCCCCCGATTCTCCTGTGGGTAAATTAATTTCTGCGATGGGGGAATATGTGTTCCCACCATATATGGATTTTATAAACTTCCCTAGCTCTGTAAAGCCCATAGCAATGTATGTGTTTGAGTTTACACAGGTGTTATCAAAAGACGATCTCTCTTACATATGGCAGAATCTGCCTCCCGATATTGGTTCCGACTTCCAGGAGGCAGAGGCAACAGTAACGCATCCTCTTTTGGCTGGCGAAATGCTCAAGCCGAGCAATATGAACAAAATGAAATTTATGGTTTTTAAAGTTAAACAAAAAGCGGAAACAAATTACTATAGCAAGGTAATTAATACAAAGGCAAAAGCCGACGAATACGATTTTGGAGTATCCATAGGCAGGAGTCAGAAAGAAAAGTACAGCTATAACTGGCCATATGATTTCTTTTCTTTGGTGGAGTTTGTTAAATTGGATACAGAAATTACTTTTGAGTCGGGCAATTCTATTAATGGGCGCGTAGCGGCAAGTTCTTTGTCTACAATCAAAGGTATAGATGTATCGCGCCTTACTCAACAACAGCAGTCTGATTTGAGAGCACACTCTGAGCACCACTCCTCAGGACACATAAAAGAGATGACCAAATCTATGGAGGCCGGAATGAACTTTAGTGATGCTCATGATGAGGCTATGAGAAAGGTGGGCCAATAAATGAGATTTATGGATAAAAAAGAGGAAGTTTTAGATTTACAACTCACCCCGTGGGGAGAGTATTTGCTGTCTCTTGGTAAGTTTAAGCCTGCATATTATTCTTTTCACGATAATAATGTGCTATATGATTCACGTCGTTTCGGGGTCAACGCAGTCGGCGGAACAGGGTGGGCAACAGCTACGAGGGACATACAAAAGAGGGTTCAAGACGAAACGCCCCAGCCCAGAACTCAAACTGTGTTTAGAAGTTCTGAGACCTACACCACGACCGTCCGAATACCCGAACATCTCATGGAACCCACCCCCGAGGAGGTGGCATTTGCTGAGATGATTGGATTAGATCCCGATATGTACCTTACAGATTACGCCCCTCGCGCCACTTTTATCGATGAGTCGACTTTTTCTGCTACCCCACAAAAAGTTCCATACTATTGTATGTCGGATGTTTTAGGCAAAACAGATAAGTTAACTAAAGAAAGAGCCGCTTGGAAGGTTTATTATTTAAACGGAGAGCTTACGGGTTCGACTGCGGCAACCACAACACAGGCAGAGCCAACGACACTTATACCACAATTAAGTTCTAGTGTGGAATATACAATCTCGTTGATAGACGACCCTAAGTTTAAAAGCGACTTTGAGTTGGCGGTACAATTCCCGGACGGAAAAACTCTGGATATAAGGCCTGATTATATGCTTTTAAGCTTTGAGGAAGATAGTAGCAGATATGTAAATGACAAATTTGAACTAGAGGTATTTGAGGTTGAAGATTTAAGCCTCGGTGACTATCAGACGTTTGCGCCGGGCGAGACAAGCCCAACAACGAACAGCAGGTCCGAGGAGCGCCTTAGGAAGATATATTTTACTAAAAAGGTAGAGGTCGTAGAAAACAATCTATTGTTAGAGGACAGCGAGATCAACGCCAGAACCAGACAGGCAGAAGGGCAATACCCTTCTGACTCACTGGCCAGCACATATTTTGATATTCTTGCTGATAATGAAATAGAGGAAAGCGTTTTAAGAAATTCACTAGATTTTATGAAATCTAAGGGCTTCTACGTAGACGTGGGCTTAACAGGCGCTGAAACAACGGGCATAGCGTTAGTGGATATTTACGAAACAGACTCTGCATATAGAGAGGTCTGCCCCGAATTGGATGACGATTGTCCTGAGGAGGAGGGTTAGTAATGTTTACCAGGAAAGAGGCCAACAATATTATAAGCCCCGGCGGCTCACGCAGGTATGTTCCGGATGTGACTATAGATAAAATAAACGTATTTTACTCTTCTGGGTTGGGTATAAAAAAGGAAAATGTCGAAGCAACAATGGCCAGGAATAAGTATGGCTCCGTGACGTATGAGTTGAACGTGCAGCCCAGCGAGTTCCCAACGGAGAAACCTGTTCTTGCCAAACTTAACCTTTCTATTAGAGACGTAGACAAGGGCACTTGGTTTAACGACGAAGAGAAAAATAGGTATCTTAAGATACGGGTCTTACAGAGCACCAACCCTCAAACCACGCAGCAAATAATCAATGGCACCTTAAATATTTACTCGAAAAACCTCAGCCAGGTCGATGGAGTGACAGAAATTTTGTTATCTGTTTCTAAGAGTGGTGAACTAGGTGATTACTATCACTATAGTTCCGGGGATGGGATTATTTATAAAATTCCGTATGAAGCTTCTTTTGAATTTGATCAAAGTGATCATGTATATTATTTTGCTGCATGTTACATGGATGTAGATGCAATGGTGACGGACGGCTCCCTGACAAGAACCCCCAGAAAGTTGGGCCGGTATCGTGGTTCCGTGGCGTCGGAGCCCCTAGTTATTAGAGGCAACAGAGTGAACACCAGGGCTGTTTTCTTAGACCAAAGCGGTTTTATTTGGCAAGGCCCGATTAATTTTGGTCTTGGACCATCGGCAGACGACGAAGCAGATTTAAACAGCCTACAGAGAGTCGGAGTGGGGAACAGCAAGATACATGATTATACATTATTCGAATCACTTAAAAAATCGATTGAATTCCCGAGTACAGTTCTGGACAAAAAGTCATATTTTTCTAAAGCTTATATGAGTAGAGATAAAAATAATGCTTGCCGGTTTATTTTTAATTTTGATTATTTGACCGCCATCAAAGCCAATACCAAATACCCAGGCTTGACTCTGTCTATGCCTGAAGGTTATAAATCCGCTCGAATAAAATCAATACAAGTTTTTAGACAAAGGGTTGCAAAAGAAGATTATTCTGCGACCAAAGGCTCTGTTGTTCCGAAAGAACTGATTTGTGACTCGTCTGATTTAGCGACGGGAGTTTTAAGGAAGTCCTATAACGAAGTTGATTTAGACAAAGACGGCGTAAACGAGACCTACATAGGTTCAATTTCAGAAATAAATTTAAGAGACTCTGGGAAATTAAGGAGCTTCATGGTTTTCGACAACTCCATGACATCCGCAGAGTCCGGCAACCACCAGTATACTGTTGAGATATTGTTGGAAGACCCAACCGATAAGCTTCTTTTAAAAAAGCTCAGAAGTATCAGGAGAATAAAAAGCGATATGCTTTCTTACTATGCTTTGGCGAGCATGCCAGGCAAGTTTATACATGAGTCGAATCGCTTTTCCCCCTCCTTCGTGAAAGCCGCCAGAGAACAACAGGGGATACCATCGGCGTCCGAGTTTAATAACTCCCAAGACGCCTCTATGGTACGGGCGTCCGTGTGGAATAAATCTATTTACGATTTTTTGAGTATCCTTAGCACACTAACTAATAAGCGTTTTCATGACTACTATAAAAAACTAAGCCACATGATTAGGCCATCTACTGGAACCACTTATGGGATCGGAGAGTTTATAAAATTAATAGAGCAAGCAGAAGATTATTTAATAAAAGCACTTGGAGGCAATGAACCTGGCGCTGAGTTTTCCTCCCATAACCGCTCAGATCTCAAAAAAGCTCACGGGTCCTTAACCAGGGGAATGATAACAATAAATCATACGTTTGGAGAAATTTTTAATTCACGTATAATAAGCAACTTAGGTTATGATTATTGGGGAGGTTCCGCGCAAAGTTCTAGGTCGGGCTTAACATATGTGACAAAGTCTTCTTTGCGGCAAAGATTTCAACAAAGCGGGAGAAGAACGTACAACTCTCTGACGCCTTCGGAACTAAGGTATTCTATTGGAAAGATTGATTTATTGAGCGGCAAAGGATTAGGAGATAGCGCTGTAACTGCCAATGCGGTGCTCGCCAGCATCGACACGCAGGCGGGGTCTATGTCGCACTCGGTTCCACCTGTGGGCGCTAGTGAGGATGTTGAGTGGGGTGTGGGCGGCATGATCCCCAGTGAACCATTATTGTCTGAACCGATAGATTTTGAGGTATCTTCGTTGGACGCCCAAGTTGATATCTACGAGGAAGAGGAAGAGATGGAAGCTGACGACCAAGTGCCGGCAGAGGAAGTTTTATCCGATGGGGATAAGTTTTTAAGTAAAGGTGACCTTGATATGTCGTTTGATGCCTCTGTTGGCAGTCGCAGGGGTGGGACAGACGAAGAAAGACGAGCCAGGCGTGAAATGGCCTCGTCTTTGTCTATAGATGCTGATGGAGACTATCTAAGTCGAAGTGATCTTGGAATGGGGATTGAGTATTTTCGTGGTACGGGACGTGGCGGTGCATTAGATGATTCGTGGGAGATTTTCAATGGTGGTCTCTTATCTTCTGATGAACGACGAGAGGCCATCCTGATACGGTTGTCAGGTACCGGTGTTGGGCTCGACACAGAAAATCTAGAGTCAGCGGAACTAGGTGCGTTTGATGAAGTTGTACTTCTGCTTCCCGAAGACATGCCCTCAGAGACAGGAGAGCCGGACGAGTTGCAATCAGTCGATTATGGCGGCGATGAAATTACTTATGACGAAGCCGAAGAGGCCGCCCCCGACCCAGATGTCCTGGGACTGGCCCCGGCCACCATTTTTGCTCCGGAAGAAATATATTTGGAAGATGTGATTGCACTAGACGGGGTTTATGTGTTGCCTTCACGCGTAACCGTAGCGCAGACACAGGAACAAGTTGTGGTACAAGAGACGCGCACGGCGGCCAGGTTTCAGTCCGACCCCACTGCTGCATATTTGATTCGCACCGAGGCGACTGCGGGAACAGCAGGCTCACCAGGAGCCCCGTCTTATTCTTACTCGGACACTCCGGGTATTATTAATACGGGACCCCGAGGCATGACAATTACATTTTCGCCATATGATCTTGTTGCGTCGGCCAGGACAGCAAGGGGCCTTGAGACGCAGGTGCGCCGGGGCACAACTTCGAGAAGCGCGACGAGCAGAACATCCGGGGGGTCTAGGGGCGGAAGTTCTGGCGGCGGATACTAATTAATAAGGTGATAAATGTCAAACGCAAAATATTATTTTCATAAAGAATCAATATCGGAACCCGAGGGCTTTTCAACTTTTTCTAATTTTAGAAAATATATGGGTTACCTGTGGGATTCTTTAACCTCGTTGTATAGAACGGAAGCTCTTGGAGATTTTATGGACTTCAACGGAGACTCCAACCTGTGGGGCACTACCGTGCCTGTTAATTGGGAGGGCTCGGACGGATATGTTTCTTCGGGAGAGATGTTTATTACAATGTTCGACACAACAGAATACGAAGGTTCTATTACTGATGCGGGCGGTGTTACGCACCCTTTAAAATCATATAAGTTTGAGGTATTTGGCAACGCGGGCACGACAGCGGAGACATATGCAACTCCAAGAGAATTCGAAGACGATATAAAAGCATTTTTTCAAGAAGGAGTGGCACACTATGACGGAACTTTTGCTTGTCATGAGCCAACCTATATAAAGGGTATTTCAAACTATAATTTTTTCCAAGAAGAATATGAAGCTTTTGCGATGAACCCCGATGTCAGTGAGAGATCTCTTCCTAATGCTTATTTTAATCATTTATACTATCTTGGGAATGTCTCGCAAACAATCGAAGAAGATAGAAGGGACTATCCAGATTTGTACGAGCATGTATCATTATTTAATAATATAGATACCTCATTGTCCCTACAATACGTGAGCTTGGAGAGTCTCGCGGCGGATCCCATGTTAGACACAACGTTAACGAATTATTATCGTGATTTTGCTAATGCCTTCGACGATGTAAATGTTGACAATATTAATAAAATTAATAAGAAAAACGAAAAAATACTTTTTCCTTTTAAAATGTACAAAGATGACTTCACTTACAATAGTGAAATTGTGAATCTTGAACTCTTCCGCCATCCGTTTTATGGCGGCTTAGAATTTAATAGAGCCCTGCCGGAAGATTATTTCGGTGATACAGACTCGGTTGTGGTTGGCGGTAGTTACGCCGCTTCAGTTACTGGTAGGAGTTTAGATTTTTGTTTCGCATCATGGACTTTATCGGAGGCGTCCGAAAGTCCTCCGGGTTATAATCTTTCCAACCCCTCCGAGCACTTTAATCAGTATACCGATTTATTTGAAGTCTATAGAGAATCTGATGCTAGCAGCGAGACCATCTCTCTTGGCCACAAACACGCTGCTTTATGGGCTGACGATCCGGACCAGTACAGCGACCCAGCTTCGGGGGTCACCGTGCCAAGCTTCTTTTCTTCGGTGGACAAACAGTGTTATTTCCCGTATAACCCTCCGGATTCGACCAAACCGTTGTTAAATTTCTATTCCGTATGTCCAGAGTCGGAAGACCTGTTTATGCAAAATGTGGAAAACGGAGGCTTTAGAGAGGTCTCTGGTGACAGTTTTCTGGATGATCTTTACACTATAGAACATGACAAGGCAAGAGGGTTTAAGGAATTATTCCAAGACGGCGAACTGGCTTACACGGAAACACTGGGCTACAGGGTAACCAAAAAAGCCGAAAACGAAGATGGAGAGGTAATACAACAAATATATATTCCTAATTCATTACATAGTGTACCTGATGATACAATTCGGTATCTGGACACACAGGTCAAATTCGACAAGCGATATTATTACGAGGTACATGAAATAAAATATGTGATGGGCCAAGAATATAAGTTTTCAGTTGAATCTGTGACAGAAAATAGGGACAGCGCACCTGTCATAACTCATATAGAATTTACATTTGCTTCGCCCATCAGTCACTTCGCGGATCCTTTTATGAACGACGGGATCGCCATTGATCGAGCCCCCACACCCAGGTGGGCACACGCCTCCTCGATCACATACCAATATGACGCCAATGCGGACTCTAACTGGGGAAACTATTTCCCTAAAATGCTTACCCTGGGAGACGGCACGGGTGGAAGAATTGCGCCCTTCAATAGTTGGACCTGCGCGGGTTTTGGGGATGTGTGTATTGACCGCGTTGTTATTGCAAGACCGGGGCCCATTATCGACCCAGAAAGCCTGGTGAATCCGGTTGGAGATCTTATAATAGGCGAATGGCCCACCGATGTCTACGATGAGCCACCAAATATATCATATTTAAACGTTAGTGATGATTTGACCATTCGAGATTATCCATATGTTGGAGATGAGAAAGAGCTAGAATTATCGGGATTCGAATGCGAAGACCCAGGCTATTGCGGTGATGTAAACATTTATAGATACAGAATACCGGTAAAATGGCTCCAAGCACATAAGCTTGCGGGGGGTGATATGATGGAAGATCATGTTCCCGCTTTGGATCCCGACAAGGTTTATACTAGTATAACCGAACTGAGGGGAGACTTTACCGATTATCTTTCTCAGTTCCCTGACCTTTTTGTGGATGGCGATGGCTACTACGTCGGTACGGCACTGTTCGTGCCCGAATCTGTGGTTCCTTTTGGTATAGAAGCGGTTTACTCTGAGGATGAATCTGTGGCAGGGGCGGGGCCTGCTCTAAGTTATTTAGGCTCAGTCGATTTACAAATTTATCCAAAATCTAGTATTGTGGCAGTGCCATATGGAAGTGTAGACTCCAAGATATCGGATATGCCCCCAAGAAAACCCGAAGTGAATATTATTCCTTACAGGTCGGTGAGTGATAAGATATTATTAAGTTTTACTTGTGCCTTCGGCACCAACATCGAATTCCCAATAGCCATAGAGCCCGGAGACCAGGAGGTCATAGACTTCATGCCCAGGGATCCAGCGAACGAGTCACTCGTTACTTACACTAGTGGCGAAAGGGTGGTTGATGGGCATACGATAGGTTATGATGACTACCCGGATCACATAGAGGTGTATCGCACGACCACAAAACCGACCTCCTATAAAGATTTCGCAGGTAAACTTCGAATGAAAGTAAGCACTTATTTCTCGGATAAGCCAAATGTCATTCGTAATTTATCTCCCTCTATTGAGGATAATTTGCAGCCAAATACTAAATATTATTACACATTTAGATGTGTGGACTTTCATGGGGTTTTCTCGAATCCAACATCTATTTATGAAGTAGAGATGGTCGACGACGGCGGCAGTGTCTATCCCCTGATAAACTCTTACCACCCAGAAGACGTAGCAACAGTAGATGGAACAAAGAATTTTAAAAAATTATTATTAATAAGGCCGAACATGCAGCAAAGTATGTTAACTACCGAAGAAGAGGGAATTAAAAATGAATGGGGCTTGGCCTTGGACGGTACCACCGCTACTCCCGATACATTAAACACGGCGAAGCTAGGAGGGGGCCTATATGACGAGAATACATTATGGGGTAAAAAATTCAAATTTAGAATAAGATCGACAGAGACTGGCAAGAAAATAGATTTAAATGTCAACTTTAAGACTAAAACAGAAGACGAATAATAAAAAACAGAACTAATTATATAAAATACTAATTATTGGAGAGGAGTATAACATGGGTTTCTTAGACAACAGTGGCGACATTATATTGGACGCCGTCCTAACTGACGCCGGCAGGCAAAGGCTGGCCAGAGGCGACGGCAGCTTTAACGTGACAAAGTTTGCTTTTGGGGACGAAGAGATTAACTATAGAACCTTTAACGGTGACCACCCTAGCGGCTCAGCTTATTATGATCTTGAGATATTACAAACGCCTATTCTTGAGGCCTTTACTGATAATAGATCTACTATGAAAAGCAGGTGCGTTAGTTTGGCTAGGACTGATCATTTGTACCTCCCCGTGATCCAATTATATGAAAACGGCGCAAGTCAGAAACATTCTAGTGGAACATTTTTGGTGTGTGCTAACCGCACTACCGAGGAAGATTTTGACACTGTTACTGGTGTTCTTTTCGGAGAGAGACCAAGTGTTGGGGAAGGCTATGTTAGACTCGACCAGGGACTTGATACGAATGGAAGCCCACCGGCTACAATGGGTATATCGAGTGACTTGATCGAAACTCAGTTCTCGGTCGAAATCGACAATAGGCTCGCAGGGATATCCAATATTTCGGGAAGAACTACGTCTGTTTCATTTATAGATGATGATCAGAAGGCCACCTACTATTTGACTATGGGCGGCGGAGGCGGCGGATATGTCACAAACATATCGAGCCTGACGGATCCGACCGATGGCGCGTTTAATGGGCCGAGAGGCACTAGATTACAATTCAAGATTAATATTTCTGTGGAGTTGAATTCAAGCGATACTTTGTTCACTAGGCTTGGCGGAACAACTAGCATAAATAATAAAGATGGAGTATCTACTACAGTTAAGTATATCGATACATATGTAAGAGTGACGGGTATTACAACTGGCTACAGCGCAGATATCCCCGTTAGGTTTATTAAGAAATAATATAAAAGGAGCAATGGAGTAAAAAATGGCATCTACTTTTAAAGAAATGGGAGCAGCAGACGCGACAACAACAAAAACGTTGTTGCATGAGGCTATTCCCTTAACGGGAACTATTTCCTCGGGCACCTACGTGCAGGGGACAACCGAAACAAATATTAAAAACTATTCTCATGGAATATTTCAAAGTGTGTACGATTACCCATTTCTAAGTTCCTCTGCGAATCATATATATGATCTGTCAGTTGGCTTTTCCAACGACTCTGCGTTGTCTGCGGCGGCTGCGCCCAATCAGCAGAGTAAAAAGATTAACATCTACACACAGATGGCTCAACTTTTGGTTGGCTACGATGAGACAGGCTCTATCAGAAATTTTGATCAGGACGGAAATATTATCGCAGGCGGGACTAAAATTAATGAAGCTATCTTTATCACCTTCTCCAGGCTTCTTGTGAAGGATGAGATCAAGAAGGAAAGTTTCTCTCTTATTATAGATACTGGGTCTGTCGATGGTGGCACGGGAGCTATTCCTGAGTTTACGACTGATACTATGATAACCTGCTCTGATCATAGCGGTGCTACCGCGTATAGGACAAATTCTCCCGCAGGGGAGTATGGCCTGCTCTATACTTCATCAGCAGCGGCCCCAGCCGGTCATTTACCAGTCGGATTAATATTCTATCAAGCAGGAGTCGCCGTATTGACAGCTTCTCTGTTCACAGCGCATGGTGGTGACACACAATTTGGGCCGAATTTGGTTGCCAATCATTTTGATACTGGTTCTATTAACAGGATGTTCACGGGGTCTAACATTTCTTCTTCGTGTGACGCTTTTCGGAATAGGATTTATAATCTAGAGTTCAATAATACCACAGAATTAAACTCAACAGTTTATTTCTGTAGAGGTAACCATAACGAATTCAATTATAGTTCGAACCCGACGTATCTTTCGGGCACCAATGGTGCTAGTGAGATCGTTGTAAAGAACGGAGACCCTAGAGCACTTCCTGTCTCTTATGTTACGACCATTGGCCTTTACTCGCCAGACAATGAATTACTTGCGGTTGCTAAGTTGTCTGAGCCACTCAAAAAGACTCCAGCCAATGAGCTAACATTTAGAGTCAGATTAGACTATTAATATCGGCCAACTAATTATTTAAGGAGCGAACGCAATGTCTCTTTATAAGTTTGGCCGCAATGATATATTTCGGAATACAATAAAAACGCATCCGCAACATGAATTTTTTATTTATGATTCCGTTATATATCATAACTTACAACCTCACCATTCTGGCGTCTTTACCTCAAGTGTGGGTTGCATGCCGCCTGGTCATGTAAGTTTATACGGGATAAACGTTGACCGGAGCGGTTCCGGTGTTAGTCCGTCTTTTGAGGCTCCCAATATGATTTATACTTTTATGACCAAGGATGGAACCTTGGACTCATTTAAGACTATCTCCACGGAAGACTATATGGCGCTTGATTACGGAGATGAGATAAGCGGGACGATGTACCCCTACTCGGCCTCTATTGTCAGGGAATTCTACCCGGAAGGGCATTCCGCCAGTATAGCGGCAGCTAACGCGGCGGCTATAGATCAAGAAAGGAGAAACATGGGTCTTGGTCTTGTAACGGGCACTCCGGATGGTGATTCTGGCGGCGGACTAATATTATCAGTGGGCATGGTAGGGCCCGATGGTGTTGAATTTGATAGGGACACATTATTCGAAGGCACAGACGGCACCTCAAGAACAAGCTACGATAGGTATAGAAGATTAAAAACTTTACTTACCGCGTCCCGTGTACAAGCACTGGAGAATGTCCTTAATCATTATAGAACACTTAGCCCGCATTATGCCTATTCGTCGACCCTTGGAGATAAGGATCAGCAGGCTATAAACTTAATTAATATCCCATCAATATTTTACGGCTCATCCATAAAGAAAGGCTCAGTCAGTCTTAAGTATTATATAACTGGAACGCTCGCTGGAGAACTACAAGATAGCAATTATAATGGAGAGCTTATCCAAGTCAGCGGGGCGGCTAACGATCTTGGGGATACCTATGGGTCAGCGAGTGTGGCCGGCGTCGTATTATATAATGAAGGCGTGATACTGTTGACTGGAAGCTGGAAGCTGGATCCCAACAACGAGTCAAAGGTCCGAACAAGCTCCCTCGATCCAGATGACGTGGATTTTTCAAAATGGATCTATTGGGGCCTCGGAGCTAATGATGGAATATCTGGTTCCGCAACTGTGGGTGCCGCAGGTAATTTGAACCAAAGAAACTCGTCTAGTTTTGATCTATCCTTCCAGGGGACCAATTATGTACCCGTGGTGACAATGCTGGCTCACGCAAGAAAGGGGCACTTAAACTATACAACCAACCCCACGGCCATTCAGTATACCTCCTCTGCTGAGGCATATACGGCCCGCACAGCATCCTATATGTATAAAGAGCCTGAACTGGATTTGATCAACACGTTCAGTTCGTCTTTTGACGACCCGACCGGAAGCTATGTCAAACAAACGTTTATTTCGAAGGTTGCCATTTACGACGACGATAAAAACCTGATCGGCATAGCCACAGTAAACACACCAGTAAAGAAAACAGAGGAACAAGATTACACATTTAAATTGAAATTGGATATATAATGATTTTAGGATTAGACATCTCTACAAGTATAACGGGGGTTACGATCGTCTCAGAAGACGACGAGATATTGTTGAACGAGGCATGGGACCTCAGAAAGTATAAGAATTTTTTTGATAAAGCTAATTTTGTTAATGAACAGATTATGAAGCTCGCAAAAGAGCATCGTTTTGATATAAGAAATATTTTTATAGAACAGTCGTTACAATCCTTTAGAAGCGGCTTTTCATCTGCTAAAACTTTATCTACTTTGTCAAGATTTAACGGCGTGGTTTCGTGGATGACTTATAAAGAGTTCGGTATTGAGCCACAGTACATCGCAGCGACTAGTGCGAGGAAATTATGTGGGATAAAAGTTCCTAAGGGAATTAAGGCAAAACAGTTTGTAATGAACTATTTAATTGAGAACGAACCTAACTTTGCAATCGAATATACTAAATTTGGAAATCCAAAGCCTGAATATTATGATAGAGCAGATAGTTTGGTGATAGCCAGAGCAGGCCTACAGGAAATAAGGAATAATAACCAATGCGCAAGTTGAAAATGAATTCAGTGGATCTCAACAAAATTGTTAAAGAGGAACTTAAAAGTTATTTAAACGAGATCGATGCGGTAGATCCTGGCTCCTATGTCGGCGGTGCGCGTCGTCCTGCTGGAGATAAAGATGAGCCGGAGGCCGAAGAGGAAGAGGGCATGGATGTTGCGGGCGAAGAGAAAGCACGCGAAATGTGGTGGCTCCCCCCCAAGAAGGGTGGCATTAAATGGAAACATCTGTTGGCTGCTTGGAAGATGACTTCGAGAGGCATTGCTGGTGGCAAGTCGTCTATGGATTATTATAACGAAAACGCAGTTGGCAAAGGCGAAGTAGCAGCAAGAGCACACTCCCTCCATCAATCTATGAAAGGCGGGTTTACTGGCATTGGCACCAACGAATCTCAACTTCTTGGTAACATCGCAAACGACCCGGCAACCAACCAAGCGATAAAAGCACTGTACGATGAGGATTACGGCAATTTAGTGAGACACATAAAGAACGAGCTTGCTGATGCTGCTGCTAGTGGTGCCGGTGCCGGCGCTCTGGCGGGCGCGACGATGCTCAACCCTGGCTCTGTTGCTGCCGGTACTGCGATCGGCGCTGGACTTGGCAAATTATTCGGCAAGAACCTCCAGACGATCGCCATTGGCTTGCTCGCTAGTTATAAAATAGATGAATGGGATCCTGCAACAGGAACACTGAATGTAAACAAAATTCTTGGTCGTGAAGAGGAAGAGCCCGAAGAGGAAGAGAAGGACGATAAAGAAAATGGCGGCGGCGGAGTCGCTATGGCAGTTCTTACTGGCGGTGTCATTGTAGACCGAACCACTGGTGATAAATTCAGAGCATGGGTAAATAAGACTCACCCGGACTACGCTAGACAAATTGATCTTGACCCAAGCGGACCATACAACAATTCATATATAAGAAAAGCATGGGCACAGTATGGGGAGGAATACAAGGCGTCTCTCAAGGGCGACCCCACCCCCAAGCCCGAACCAAAACCCGAACCAAAAGTTGAGCCGAAACAGGATAAGGTAGAGAAAGAGAAAAAAGAGGCAGTCCCCACACCTACATTCACAGGCTCTAAGGCTATGCAGGAATACGACCGAGCAATCGCAGAACTTCAAGGGATAGAGAAAAAGTATAGGGCCATGGCGAAAGATCCTAAAAGAAAAGCGATACCGGAGAAAGCCCGTAACTTGCCACCTATCATGAAAAGATATATCAGCCTTAAAACTGATTATTTGCCAATAGATATTGCTAGGATAGCAGACAAGAAGATTACAGAATTCGAAAGAAAGAAGGCCAGACTCACGAGACAAGAAACTAGACCATCGGCTGACCGAAAAGCTGGCCAACGCGCCGATAAGGCTCGCAAGCAAAGGTTTAGAAGGGCGACACCCCAGGCCACAGCCCCACGCCGAGGCCAAGTTGCACAAGCATATGCAGCCGACAAAGGGATAAAAGAAGGAGCCGCAACCATGAAAGTTACAAAAGACCTTATAGAGTCAATGGTTAGAGAAGAGACCATAGAGGTGATGAAGACTCATAGAAAAAAGATTAATCTTAATGAGGAATACACCGTCAAACCAGGTGATTCTGTTTCTAAGATCGCACAGAGACTCGGCATTACTACGCAGGACATGATCATGGCCAACCCAGAGTTGGAGAAGAACCCTGATTTAATTCGTGTCGGCCAGAAGCTGGTTCTCCCGGTGAAGACCTACGGTGACATCGGGACGGTTGCAGACAGGCCTTCACCAAAACCCCCTGCCTCCGTGGCCCAAAGAACAGGTCAGGGCGTCAAGCTTGACCGTGATGACTATGTGAGAGCGACCACACCGCGTGGTCATGTGGCCATGACCTCAGATGTTCCGGTGCCACGCACCAAAAAGGCAACCGATCAATCCGGTGACCCCGAGCTTCGCTTCGCTACCCGCGCCGCGCAGACACAGACCGCTGACAAGTCCGATCGAGGGTGGCGAGCCGCGATTGCTAAAGCCAAGACGCCCGCTGAAGTAAGAAAAGCAACAGATAGGATTCTCGCACAAGCGGAGGAAAGATATGGCGTCGGAAACCCCCAGCTTAAAACAGTTGCAAAACAAGTTAGAGTCGCTAGGGCAGATAAATTGTCACAGCTTGCCTCTGGCGCAGGTCGTGAGAAAGCCGCAGGCAGACTTGCAAAGAGGGCTGGTCGCATTGGCGGTGGTGACACTGGCGTAGCATAAGGAACTCTCTAGATGATAGTAACTAAATCCGATATTGAGTCCATTATTGAAGAGGAGTTAAACAACTACCTAGAAGAGGCACCCACTGCCCCCGAGCTTGTGCAGAAAACGGCTAAGGTTGTGGCTTCACTTTTACCGAAGAATAGTCTTGTCGCAGGCATAGCAGTGAACACACTTCCACTTTGGGTTGCGAACTTCGGTTTATTTTTATCATTGAAAAAAAGCCCCTTGGTTGTCACACCTGCCGCCTATAGAAGAGCGGCCTATTATATCGGACAATATTTAAGGCAAACTGGGGGCAGAAGTATTTATTCCTACAAAGTTTATTACAACGCGCAGAAATTAGACCCAAAATACAAAAATAACCCTGAGCCTACCTACACGATGAACTGGTCTAAAACAAGCACTAACCCCTATGTGCATATGTCTATCGGCTTCGGAAAAGCCGGAGTAACCTTCAATAAAGATGGTTCAATTTTGATAAAAGACCGTTATGACTTTAACATTCTTCGGGGCGGCGGGGAGAGAGTGCAAGATTATGTTATATCTTTAGCTAATTATTGGAAGGGCTTTAAAAAGGCATTTAGTCTTCTTGGGCAAGGCAGAATCTTCGCAGCCGTGGAAGAGTTATGTGTTTGGTATGAGTTGACTCTCGGGTATAAAGGTTATCCGATTTCCCTTAACTCGTTTACCCGAAAAGAAGCAGAAGCAAAGGGCTGATAACGAAATCCTGATCTGGTGTGTTTTGGGCGGCAGATGAAATTTATTTTGACCAGACCCTCTTGGTGTGCTAAGATGTATGCATGACTGGGGAGGTTACTTATGGTTTTTGAATTGATAAAATATGGCACTATTGTCGGTTGTATGACGACAATATTTTTTACTAGCTGCTTTTTTGTGTCGCCTGACCCCGTGTCTGATACTCTCAGGCACGAGACAAGTTTAGCTATTAATAAAGTTTTTTTGGACATGGAGAAGAGGCAACAGCGTGGTGCCAATAATATGGTTGATAAATTTGTATTAAATGTTGTTTATGGTTCTATGATTGCGAGTACCGCATTCGTATACCCGGAATCTTCAATGAATTTAGCGCACTATCTTTACGGCGACGGAAGTGATCTAAAATTGCCAAATCGCTATTTAAAAAAGAGCCCGGTTGTCCGACAGTCACTTCGTAGAAGCTCTTATGGGGTAAACGGCCCGTTTTCTTTTCGACAAACAGAAGATAAGAGATTATCGTATGTCTACAATCCGTTTAGCTTGAAGGTCACCGGAGAAGGCGACCTCAAGAAGGTTAAGATTTATCAGAGAATGGTTTTTGCTAAACCCAACCCGCATAGCCCTGTTAGGACTACATTTTGGCTTGGTAAATTTAGTTTTAAGATGTCTGACAGTTTAGTGTATGTAGTGGGCAACTGTAAACCCTTTACTGCTTATGCTGTCTGGTATGAATAAAAAGGGGTTGTATTGTCTAAGAAGTTAAAAATTTTAAAAGATGCACTCGGGGCCTGCTACCATTCAGGCGACGAGCTTCTTTTTTATTGTCCGTTTTGCGACCACCATAAAAAGAAGCTGTCTGTCAACATCGAGAAAAACGCGTACAAATGCTGGGTGTGCGATACTAGCGGCAGGAACATACTTCGCCTTGTGCGAAAGTCCGGCACATACGACCAGGTCAGGGAGTGGAAGAATCTCACAGGCCAGGTTGACCTGACCAAGTTTGATCTGTTCTTCGACGATAAGCCGGAGGAGAGGCAAAGTGTTTCACTTCCGAAAGAATTTGTTACGTTGACAGGTGACTGTGTGTCTCTCACATCACAAAAGGCAATATTTTATCTTGCCAACCGTGGTATAACCAAGAAAGATATTCTCAAGTGGAAGATAGGTCATTGTATCCGGGGCGAATATGCGGGGAGAGTCATAGTACCATCGTTTGACTATAACGGAGACGTAAATTATTTTGTAGCTAGGACGTACACAAAGGATTGGAAGAAGTATACGAATCCCAAAGTCAGCAGAAATATAATCTTCAATGACTTATATATTGATTGGGATTCGGATATTGTTTTGGTCGAGGGTGTATTTGATGCCATACGGGCGGGAAACGCTATTCCATTGTTGGGTTCAACACTGCGTGAAGAGTCACGCTTGTTCCAAAAAATAATTATAGAGAGTCCCGCTGTGTATGTTGCTCTTGACGCTGACGCTGAAAAGAAGGCTATGAGTATTGTCAACAAACTCAATAGATATGGGGTCGAGGTCCACAAGGTCAACACCAGCGGATACGAGGATGTTGCTGTCATGCCGCGAGAGATTTTTAAAGATAAGAAAAACAGTTCAGAAATTATGAATTCTGACAACTACTTACTAAAGAAAATCATCGAAGCATGAGGTATTTTTATGAAAATCAGCAAAAGCGACCTGCTACAGATTATCAGGGAGGCGTACTATGAATCACTTAAGCCTCCACGCGTTGTTCCTACGGCCCCTGAAGCGGCGTATGTAGAGGGCGACGAACTCATCGGGCAACGTGTGTGGGTTCATACCAACAGAACAAACCGTAACGAAGGCCGCAATGGAATGGTGGGAATCTACAAGTCAAGCCCTCGCGGCACTAGGGTCGGTTCTCCCATAGCCTATACTAATGTTATCAGACTGGAACCCCCGATCAGGTTCCAGTCATCTGAAACGGGCGCGAAGCAGATTGTGAAAACGGGAAAAAGAACTTTAGTTGCTGGTGTATCGGGGGTGGCAACTAATACAAATGAAGTGGATCCGGCCACCCTTTCTGAGTTCGAAGAGGTCAGCTTTCACCCCGCAGTGGGGCATTTCTTCAGGGTTACGGACTCAGAACAAGAGGAAGTTTTATCTGGAGAGGAAATATATTTTCACGCCTCCGAAGCAGGTGACTGGAAACTCATGGTCAGGGGAGCAGTACTCGCGTCAAGCGTTGTGCCCGAGGAGGATCCAGCCCAAGAGTTATCAAAAGACGATTTGATGACCATGGTAAGTGAGGTTATGGCCGAAGAAGGGATGTTGACCGACGATATGGAAGATATGAAATCGCTTTGGCAAAAGACACTCTTGGACATGGGGTTTAAACCCATCCCCCCAGAAGATGTCGCTGAACTAGCGGAAGCCACTCAACTTTCTCTTCCCCTCACAGACCCAGAGGAGGATGAGGACCCTGAGGAGACTCTGCCATTGTCGTCCCTTGGGACGTACAAAGTTCCAGAACCGGAGGAGGGAGGCCCAGAGAAGGTGCCGGCAAAAGTTAAAGACGCCGGTAGAGAGGTTCCACTAGTGAGCTTAACGCCAGGCGCTTTAGGAAAAAGTGGCTTTTGTAAGTATAACCCTCAAATTAACGAATGGGTCAAAGAGAGCCCGGAGAACTTAGCGGAGACAATTTTGTTTGTGTATGCGACACAAAGAACCGACTGGCCCACGGTGATGCAGTTTTTCCCGCATTTAATGGAGTGGATAAATCTAGAGGATTCTAATGCGGAGGCCGCAAATCCTTCCGGGTGGTCCGCGCCGCGTAACAGAAAGATGAGAGAGGCGTATCCTATGCATAAAAGCTCAGGCCTGGTCGGTTCCGGGACGGGCTTTGGCAGCCCCAAAGCTTATTTGATATCTCGGGACTTATTGAAACACGAGCATTATAGAGAGATGCCAACGGAAGAGTTGGTGAACATATCAAATGGGATTAGTAAAGTGTCTGCCGTCCCCTCTACAAAAACTTACTTTGAGTTGTGGTCACAAAGACAAAAAATATATGATAACATGATAGGCCCGCTTAAATCGTCAGAAACTAACCCTTTGGACGTTATGGCTATATTTTTATCCATAAAAGGTTTGGGCCTTGCAAAGGCCGGGTTCGCAACGCAAATGGTTACTGGAAAGCTAGGGTGTGTGGACTCAATTAATTCTAGAATGTTTTATGGCGACGACATACCCAAGGTTTTGTCTCGATCGAAGCCTAAAGATTTGCGGGCATTTGCGAAAGAATATATGGATGTCTTGAATGAACTGGCAGATATTGGCTATGACTCGCAGCGACTTTGGGATTTTTGGACTAAAATTGTTGCGTTCCAAATCAACCACCCTGGAGAATACTATGCCGCAGAGCTTTTAAGGCCCTCCAAAGAAAAAGGCGGAGAGGCTGAATTGCACGTTGTACCGAACCTCTCCTTCAGGAAACTTTATCCGGACAAAGCGGTTAGAAACTACCGCGCTAGGATGGGCCTAACGGGCCCCGCCACCGGGGCCAGCGTCAGCGGGGAACACCGGCCATGGACCAACCCCCTTAGTTTAAAAGAGCTGTCTTCTATGATCGAAAAAGAGATAGATCTTTCTCTTGACATACTGTAACTAAAGGGCTATATTTGTTTGAGGGCTTGAATGAAGTTTGCTCATATAGCCGACACACATATTAGAAATCTGCGCTACCACACTGAGTACAGGTCTGTATTCAAGCAGTTGTATGAATCAATTAAAGAAGAGAATGTTGATTATATAATTCATTGTGGTGATATAGCCCACACAAAGACTCAAATATCACCCGAGTTTGTGGACATGTGCTCCGAGTTTCTGTCTTCATTGGCGGATATAGCCCCGACGTATGTCATCCTCGGAAATCATGATGGTAATCTAAAGAATTCGGGCAGGCTAGATGCCATCTCGCCAATTGTGGAAGCGCTAGAGCACCCCGACTTACACTTGCTTAAAAACTCTTGTGAGGTGTATCTGCGTGACGGGTTCGCTTTGAATGTCCTTTCGGTGTTTGATGAAGAGAATTGGCAGGATCCCACCAATTATGATAATGTTAATATAGCACTTTACCACGGCTCGATATCCAATTGCCAGACCGATAGCGGCTGGGTTATGGATAGTGGTGAAAACGAGATAGAAATATTTGAGGAGTTTGATTACGCATTCCTGGGGGACATCCATAAGGCCCAAAAACTCGATAGAGCGGGCCGTGTGAGATACGCAGGGTCAACCATTCAGCAGAATTTCGGTGAGGAAGTTGATAAGGGGATCTTGGTTTGGGATATACAAGATGCGAATAATTTTACAGTTAAACAGGTGGTTTTTTCTAACCCTAAGCCATTCATAACAATAGAGCTAGAAAGCGGCAAACTGCCCGAAGTCGATGTTCCGGAAGGCTCTAGGCTGAGACTTGCCTCTGCTGAAAACATTACCCTAGAGAGCATGAAGAGAGCCGTTGATATAGCAAAGCATAAATATTCTCCCGAGAGCCTAACATTCTTGAATAGAAACATACATTCTCGCGGTGACATAGAGCAGGTTGTTGATAATATTCGTCACGACGATCTGCGCAATATCGTAGTCCAGAGAAAATTGATAAAGGATTTTGTTGAAGGGTATGAACTAGAAGAGGCAACCCTGAAAAAGGTTCTAGACCTTAACGACAAATACAATCGAATGGCGGAAGAGAACGAGGAGGTTCAAAGGAATGTTAACTGGAAATTACAATCGCTGACTTTCAACAATTTATTTAACTACGGAGAAGATAATGTTATAAACTTCAGTAATATGGATGGCATTGTTGGTGTTTTCGGTAAAAATTTCTCAGGCAAGTCCAGCGTCATCGACAGTTTGTTGTATACGATGTTCAACACCACGTCTAAAAATGAAAGAAAAAGTGTCAATGTAATCAACTATAACAGAGACACTGCGTTTGGGAGGGTAGCGCTTGAAACCTCCGATGGGACACAGTGGATTATTGACAGGCATTTAGACAAATATACTAAAAAATCTAAAGGAGAGGAACTAATAGAGGCTAAAACAAGCGTAGAGTTTAATTCACATTATGACGACGTAGTCGAAAACCATAACGGGATGACCAGGGCCGAGACGGATAAAATCATTAGAAGTAAGTTTGGAACAGTGGACGATTTTCTTTTAACGTCTATGTCTTCACAGTTGGATTCTCTTTCTTTCATTCGCGAAGGCTCCACTAAAAGGAAGGAGATTTTTGCTAAATTTCTTGATCTTGAGCTTTTTGATAAGAAGTTTAAGTACGCCAAACAAGACGCTTCCGATATCAAGGGTGCCCTTAAAAGATTAGAGGGCAAGGACTTTTCATCTGAGATAGACGACACAACCTCAGACCTTGCAGATGCAACAGTAGAGCACGAGGATCTAATCGAGGACAAGAAAAAATCAAAACAGGCCGTTTCGGAGATCACTGGTAAAATATTGAATCTTCAACAGAAAATTGATAATGTACCTGCCGAACCCATTGATATCGCTTCCGTTGTCAGTGGTATAAAAACTGCTGAGGAAACAATATCCGAGTACGGAGAATCTTTGTCTGACTGGTCTGATAAATTGATTGCGCTGGAGCGCTTGATAGAGGAGATAGGTCGGTTCTTGGCCGTGCTGGATATGCCCTTACTTGAGCAGAAGAAGCAACAAATGGATGACCTACAGGGCAAGATTGACGATCATAACAGGGAACTGGCACGGATAGAGAGGAAGGTGTCCTCACTTGAAGACCCAGAGTTCCTCAGGGGCTGCAAGTGCTTGCGAGAGGCTGAACAGGCGTTGGCAAATAAACCAACGGTTGAAGATGATATACAAGGACTAAAAAATGAGCGCTTGTCTTTGGATCCCGAAGTCGTTGTGAGCAATATTGAAAAACATGAAGCACTTGTAAAGAAAAGGGATTCTTCGGTAGCCGAGAAGAGCAGGGTTGAACTTTCCATAGAACGAGCTAAGAATGCTATTTCCACAGCGAATATTACAAAGAGTGAGTTGGAGTTGCAAAAGAGAAAGTATGAAGAGAACAAAGAAGCGATTGAAAATTTGGAAAGGCTGCTGACAGAAATGTCCGACTTGCGGAACTCCGACCTTCAGAACGCGGAGCGATTAGACAATGATCTAGATAATAAAATAAAGATGAGTATTAAAAAGATTGGTTCTTTGGAGCAGAGAGTTGAAAACCTTGAGGAGCAACAAGAAGAACTTGAAGACCTGAGAAGGGAATACTCAGCTTACGATCTATACCTTAAATGCATGCATAGTAACGGAATTGCATATGATATTATTAAGAAAAAGTTGCCTGTCATTAACGAGGAAATCGCCAAGTTTCTTGTTAACATTGTAGAATTTGGTGTGTTTTTCGAGGACGACGGAAAGAGGCTTAATATACATATACAGCATCCCCACCAAGATCCAAGACCTCTTGAGATGGGCTCCGGCGCAGAAAAAACGATCGCAGCGATGGCTATTCGATTGGCTATGCTCTCTGTATCGAATTTGCCCAAGGGGGATATTTTTATCTTGGATGAACCGGGCACAGCCCTGGACGAGGAAAACATGGAGGGTTTTGCAAGAATGTTAAATATGATTAAGTCACATTTTAAGACTGTTTTGCTCATATCACATCTTGAGGCTCTTAAAGATTGTGTGGATACACAGATAAGCATAGAGCAAAAAGGTGACTATGCTTTTGTAAATTGCTAGACTATTTATATAGTGAACGGTATGACCGTCAGTATTGGGAGATTTAAAATGGATTATAGAACTATCAAAGAAAATTTTGAAAAAGCCGTGGATGAAGATTTGAATGAGATCTCCAAAGTCCCAGGCAAAATGCATCCTGCGAGTGCTCTTGCAGAAGAAATAGCAAAGTACATTGAATTTCCCCCCGTGGATCGCATCTTCCCAGAAATGCGCGACACGCATTTCGCTCTTAAATCGTACAACGTTGACCCAGATAAGCTTGAGGCCGCCTTCAAGGAAGTGCTTAACGGGGCTATCATAAAAGCAATGATGAAAAGCCCGTACCAGAGGCGTGGCACAGCAGGCCCAAACCAGGGACCGTTTAAAGTTTCGAAGGGCTGGTTTGAGATGTCACGAGAGGAGCGGGCAGCGTTTACGGACGACCCGAGAAGAGGCGGGGAAGGCTTTTAAAAGA